ACAAATTTATATAATATTTTTGCTACTCCTTCTTTTGTTCAAGGATTACAAACCAACGTTCAGCCAGGCTTAAATACATATACTGGAGGAACATCAACCAGTCCGAGCGTTAATATATCCGCTCTCACCATTAATACGTTAACTGTAAGTGGAAATTCTGTATTAAATACCTTAACTTCAAATACTTTAAATATTAATTTTTTAACCGGAGTAACCACAAGGATGGTTGTTGTAAATAGTTTAGGAAACTTAACTGCTCAAACAATTCCATCCGCAAGCATTTGGACATATGGAACTGCTGCTGGTAGTGTAAAATTAAACAATGGATATACAACAGCCAATTCAGATTATACATTGGTTGCTGGCAAACAAAATACAATTAATATTAATTCTGCATATTCTGTAATATTGGGTGGAATAGGTAATCAAATTGAAAATAATTCCCAAAAATCTGCTATTGTTGGCGGGATGGAAAATTATATCAGAGATTATGGAACTTATTCTTTTATCGGAGCTGGTCGTGGTGGTTATATAGTAAATTCTAAACACTCTTTTATTGGGTCCGGATACAGAGGCAGAATTTATAACAATTCTTCAACATATGAATCAAAATATAATTCTATTTTAAATGGTTATAATAATAATTTAAATCGTGGTATAAATTGTACAATAATTGGTTCATACAATTTAATTGGTAATGGTGATTTGTTAAAGTATTCTCTTGTACACGGAAAAAGTTCAAAAGTATATTCAAATTATGGAGTTATTCTTGGAGGTTATTCTTTAACTCTAAATGATGACAGAACTACCTTAGTTGATAATTTACAAATTGCTACTGCACCATTAACAGATAATTCATATTTGTTGAACATAAATCCTTCTAATAGAAAGGTTGGAAGGACTACTTTATCTGGTGGTTCAGGAATTCAAATTACAACAGCAGGAGGTAATTTGACAGTTACTTACACTGGTGCAACATCATCAGTAAACACTACAATAAATAATGGCATCAATACATTCACAGCCGGGACTTCTACATTCCAGTCAGTTAATATTACAGGTGCAAGTTTAAATAATTTGACAGTAACAGGAATTACATCTCTTGTTAGTGCGTCAACAACATATTTACAGGTTAATACATCATCTGCATCAACAACCAACAGAGAGAGAGTTATTGTTTATGATGAACAAATGTCATCATTTTCTAATGTGTTTGTTGGTGTAGCTTCAGCTCAAACTTATGCTCAATTAAATATTAGAAATTTGCATAATGGAAGTCAGGCAAGTTCTGACATTATTGCCACCGCAGATAATGGTTCTGAAACTTCCAACTATATAGACTTAGGTATTAACTCATCAACTTTTGCTGGATATGTAGGTTTTGCTAATGATGGATATTTATATTCTACTGGAAATGATTTATGGATTGGAAATGTCACATCTAATAAATCTATTAAATTTTTTACAGACGGAACTGGAACAACAAATGTTCGTGTAAATATATCTTCTGGAGGAACTTATGTTCAAAAGTTAAGCGCAGATACTATCTATTCTGGTTCAACAGAACTTAGTGTAATTATGTTCCAACAAACATTAAGAATGATGGCATTGGGAATATAATTTTTTTTTTAATATTTAAAAATATGATACTTAATTCAACAACAGATTCATTAGAAATAGTTTTGTCTGGAACAACTACGACTAATCCTGTAGATTTTGTTTCATCATATAATGTAATTTATTCTTCTGGTATAACTCCTTCCAGAAATACAGGTTCAATTTCCAATTCAACACCAGTAAATGTTATTCCTTCCCCTTCTGCAAATCAACAGAATCAATTAAGATTTTGTTCAATTTTTAACAAAGATACTTCTGGTGTAACTATTAGTGTAAATTTTAATGATAATGGAACTAAAAGAATTGTTTTTACTTCAGGTTTATATCCTGGAGATTCAATACAATATAATCCAAATAATGGTTGGCAATGTTATAATTATAATGGACTTTTAAAAGTTTCTGGTGTAGTTCAAACGCCAACTTCTATTAGAAGTTTAGAATATTTTAATGCAATTAATGCCTCAACAACTTTGACTCTTACAACTGGTTCTGATTTTGCTTTTTATCTTGGTAAAGCAGATAGACCATATAATCAAGTGACAATACAATATCAAGTTACTACAGCAATAGGAGCAACTATTACATATGCTGAATTAGCTATTTATAAAGGAATTATGCCTATTGGTTCTGGTCTCACATCAAATCAATTGTGTGGTTGGGTAGATGTGTCTGGAGCCAATCAATATTCTTTAGGTAGTACAGGTGTTAAGACTTGTCCAATAACAGTTACTGGTGTTACAACCGGTGATGATATATGGGCAGTTTTTGGCAGTGTGACAAGCGGAACTAACGCAGCTATAAGGGCTGGTGTTGTTGACGATATTGGGGCTGGTTTTATTCAGACTGCTACAGGTAGTTTGAGGCCATCTACCAATAATTCAATATCATTCACAAAACAAACAGCCCAAAATAATGCCTGGCTTGCTTGGCAGGGATTTCAATTTTAAAAAAAATGATTTTAGAAAGCACAGATTCATTAAAATTTTTTATTAGTGGAAGCACATTATCTTCACAAATGCCATTTGTTGTTTCTTATAATGATATTACAGTTTCATCTTTAACTCCCGGAAATAATAAAGGACAAAGTAATAATAACACTATGGTAGATTTGGTTAGTAGTCCTACATCTGGAACTAAAAGACAAATTAATGAAATATCAATAAGTTGTTCATCTATTAATACAGGAAACACTATATATATAAATTTATATAATGGTTCTAATTATTATGCAATTTTTTGTGCAACTTTAAACAGAAATGAAACATTGTGTTATAACCTGAATGATGGTTGGGTAGTATTAGATTCTTTTGCAAATAAAAAGATAAAAAACACTCATATATATCCTTCTGGAGGAATTAGAATGGCAGAATTGTTGGTTTTGCCTGGTGCTGGTACATCTACTTCGGTTGGAACTACACATTTAGTTTGGTCATCAATGGGAAAGGCTGAATGGAGTTATAGTTCAATTACATTAGCCTATAGTGTACAAACTGCTCCGGCTACTATTACTTGGGCGGAAATGGCTATTTATAGAGTTGCTCAACCTATGGGGATAGGCACACAACATACTCTTCAAAGAGTAGGAGCCATAAATGCATCTTCTATTTGGGCTGCTCCATTAGGTAATAGATATACCACTATACCAACATTTGGAATTAGAGAAGGTGATGATTTGTATTTTGTTGTTGGTAATGTTGCAACAACAAGTGTGGCTTTTCGTGGAGGCGGAATTTCTGAGCCTCTATTGAGTGTTTTGCATAGTATTAATTCTTCTGCATCTACTTGGAGACCAACAACCACACAAATGTTATTGGCAACTACATTTCAGGGTGCAGCATGTGATTTTTGGTTTGCTTGGCAAGGAAATGGAGATAGAAGATATAGTTTTTAATACTATTTATATCAAATGTTAATAAAAACAGGATTTACAATCAATGAATTGGTTTTATCTTTTGATGCTAATAATAATCCAGTATCAGGAGCTACTTTTACACAAAATTTTTATATTGATGGTGTGTTGAGTAATACTATTGTTCCTACTATTACTTTATGTAATGCAAATACTGGAACATTTTCTATATCCTGGTCAGCATCGACATTTGGCATTCATCAAATGCATTTAAAAAATAACACAACAGATGTGGTTTATATAAGTGAATTATATAATGTGAGACCAGATAATGAAGTAGATGTAAGTCCTAATATTTATTTAGGCATATAAATATCTACTATTATTTATTTTTTTCTGCTATTTATTAGAATTACTAAAATTGAACTAAATGACAAAAGCAGAATTAAATGAATATGTTAAATGTGCAAGAGACCCTGTATATTTTTTAAATACATACGGTTATGTGTATGATATTAGCGAAAACAGGTAGATAGATTAACTTGTTTTGATTACCAAGAAGATATGGTTCAAAAATTTAATAAGAACCAAAACAATATAGTATTAAAATCAAGACAGTTAGGATTATCTGTTATTACTGCTGGTTTTGTTGTTTGGACATTATTATTTAAAATTGATCAAAGAATTTTAATTGTGGCTAACGATGGTGCTGCTGCTGTTCGATTTTTAAGTACTGTTAAACAGTTTATGGATTATTTGCCTAAATTTTTCTATAATCCAGAAAAAGATGATGATAAAAATAATGAAAAGTTTTTGAGTTTAAAAAGTGGTAACTGGGTTAAGGCTGTTGCGAGTAGTAAGCAAGCTGGTCGTGGTGAAGCCTTAACAATGTTAATTTTAGATGAGGTTGCGTTTATTGAAAATGCAGATGATATTTGGATGGGTGCCGGTCTTGCTTTGACTGCAACCAAGGGTAAATGTATTATGATTAGTACTCCATATGGTACTGGTAATTTATATCATAGAACATGGGTTGCATCAAAACAACCAGATTCAACTTTTGTAGGAACAACAATTCACTGGACAGAACATCCTGTTTATTCTATTGGTAAAGAAATGCGAAAGGATGAATTTGGTAGAAGTTATTGGTGGAGTCCTTGGTATGAAGGGGAATGTGAAAGATTTAATTATGATAGAATTAAAATTGCACAAGAATTAGATTTATCCTTTGAGGGTTCAAGAGCATTGGTTATTGATTCTGGAATTCTAAGCAGAATAAAACAAGATGTATTGACAAAATCTACTCCTATTTGCTATTATGATCACACTCTTGAAAACGCAGATAGGTTTGTAAATGATATAAAAACAACTTTTCATGTTTGGGAAAAGCCAAATCCTTCAGGAAACTATATTGTTAGTTGTTTGCCAGTTGGTGAAAAAGTTTTAACTCAAACAGGATTAAAAAATATAGAAGATATTAATTTAAATGAAAGATTATATGATGAAACGGGTAATTTAACTAAGATAAAAAACATTCAAATAACACCTGATTTTTCTGGAGATGTTTATAAATTAAAACTTTCAAATGTATTTAGAGAGACATCTTTTACTGGTAATCATCCTATATTATCTTCCATTAACACTCAGTTAAAAAGAAATTATAATAAATCACATGAATTATATAGAATGAATGAAAGATATTGGGATTTCGATTTCAAATTCAACAATGCAGAGTTATTAAATACTGGTGATTGGATCAAATATCCAAATACATACAAATCTAAATGCTTAACAACCAAAGATATTAATAAACAATGGTTGGAATTTAAAGATGCAAACAGAATTGATTTTAAAATCAATAATCCTCTTCTAAATGAAGAATTTTGGTGGTTTATTGGTATTTGGTTGGCTGAAGGTTGGACATATCAAGACCCTAATCACTATCAAAATGTAGTTTACACTTGTCATAATATTAATGAAAAAGAATATATTAATAGAATTTGTAAATTATTCAAAGATTATAATAGAAAAGTTACTTGTAGTAATAAAAATAATAACATTACTATGTGTCAATTTAATTCAACTCAATTAGTTGAATTTTTGAATAAAAATTTTGGAAAATATGCCCATTTAAAAAAAATACCAGAATGGGTGAAATATTTACCTGAAAATTTGAAACTGAAATTAGTAGAAGGTTACTTAAATGGAGATGGTTGTCAATTGGTATCAAGAAATGAAGTTAAAACTTCTTTTGTTTCTGTTTCCTTGGAACTATTAGAAGGAGTTCAAGATATATTATTTAGTTGTGGAATTATTTCTGTTTTAAAAAGGTTGAGATTTAAAAAAAATATAACTAAAATTAATAATAGATTAGTTGAAACTAAAGAAACATATGAATTAAATCTTGGACATTACGATTCAATTAAATTTTTAAATAAATTAAAAATAAAGCATAATTATACTTATAAAAACAATAGAATTATTAAAGATTGTTTTTTAAGTAAAGATGAAAAATATATTTATTTTAAAATAAAAAAAATTGAAAAAAACAGTTATGTCGGTTTTGTTTATAATTTTGAAACAGAGTCTCATACTTTTCTATGTAAAAATATAACGACACACAATTGTGACGTTGGTAGAGGTGATGGAAGCGATTTTTCCACTATTCAGATTATTGATGCAAATGAGTTAAAACAAGTGGCAGAATATCAGGGTAAAATTCCTCCTGATCTATTTGCTCATATGATTTATAAAGTAGGAAAAGATTATAATGATGCATATATTGTTATTGAAGCAAACAGTTTTGGTTTAGCAACCTGTTTAGTTCTTAAGAACCAATTAAAATATAATGCAAATAGGATTTATCATAGTAAATCTGTTAAGAAAATGGTAAATCACCATTGGAATGTAAGTGTTGATGAAAATGGTGAAATACCAGGATTTCAGACCACCACAACAACAAGACCTCTCATAATTGCTTCTTTGATTACTTATATGAGAGATTCAAAGTTAGAAATACGTTCTAAGAGATTAGTGGAAGAGTTTGAAACATTTATTTATAATGGTCAAAAGGCAGAACATGCTCCTGGTTATCACGATGACTTAATTATAGCGTTAGCAATTGCTTTATATATAAGAGATACAGAATTCGCCAATGTATTTGTGAGTAAAGAATTTTATAAGTCTATGTTGGATGCTTTCAGTCATCAAACTTCCACAGATAGAAATCCTATGAATGAAGTTCCAAAACCCATCAGAACATCTAATAATCAAGGTATTGACGATGATTTAAGTTGGTTATTACAATAATACACAACTGTTTACTATTTATAAAAAAATGATTTAATTTAATTCAAATGGCAGAACAAAAAAAACCGAATACTATTTTCTATAGTCTTTCGCAAACATTAAGAAATAATAAAAAGGATATTCCTACAGAATTATCTCAAACACAAGATACTTTAGATAGTAGAGGCGGAGACAATTTTGTTCAACAACAGCAGCAAAGGTTCGCTGATTTTCAAACGTTAAAAGTAGCACAAGATTTATATTCAAGATCAATGTATTATGATGCTGATAGAGTAACATCATACAATGATTATAGAGCTATGGATCAATCTCCAGAAATTTCTGTTGCGTTAGATATTATGGCAGATGAATGTCTTGCATTTGATACGATTATACCATTATTAAATGGAGAAAAAATAACTATTGAGGATTTATATAAACAAAATAGAAATCAATTTTGGGTTTATTCATATAATATTGATAAACAACAGATTGAGCCTGGACTTTGCGAAAGAGTTGTATATAAAGGAGAGCAGGATGTTTATGAAGTTGTTTTCGATGATGATTCATCAATAAAAGCAACTGGTGAACATATGTGGCTTTTAAAAAATGAAGGTAAATATGTTGAAACTAAAAATTTAAAGTTAGGGGACTCAATTGAACCTTTTTATACCAGAATTTCTAATGAAAGTGATAGAATTAATGGATATGAGATGGTTTTATGTAAAAATGGAAAATGGGAATATACTCATAGGATTGTAAAAAATAAAATTTATAAAGAACAAAAAGGAGTCTGTCATCATAAGGATTTTAACAAAAAAAATAATAATCCTGAGAATTTACAAGTAATGGATTATTATGAACATCAAAAACTTCATTCATCATTAAATTCTGAAAAATGGAAGAATCCGGAATTTGCTGCAAAAATGAAAAAAGTATTTTCTGAAACAAATTCTAAAAATGGAAAATATTGGTCAAATGAACAATGGGCTAAAAAAAGAAAAAAATCTGCCAAAGAAAAAATGTTAGATTATTGCTCTAAATTATCAGAACAAGAACGTAAGGAACGTTTTGGATTAACTGGTGAAAAAAATGGTATGTTTAATAATGGGTATAAATTAAAAGCAGAAAAAAATGGAAGATATTTACACAATTTGAATCACGAATTTGATGAATTTGATATAATTGAAGCATATAAAAAAACTTCAAACATAGATGAGGCGTGCATTTTATTAAAAACCAATAAAGTTATTTTAAGAAAATCTAAAGTTTATAATAATTTAAATTTAAACCGTTGGGAGGATTTGAATTTAATAACTAATAATTTAAATTTATTTAAATTGGACGAATTATGTGAATATTATTCTGATAAATTTATTTTAGAAAGAAATGCTAAGATAATTTGTAATATTTTAAGTATAAACATTCAATTGATTAATAAATTTTTAAGAAAAAATGGATTTAAAAATTGGTCTGATTATACTTCAAAATTTAATTCAAGAGAAAAAATATTAAATGTTCTTAAAAAAGAATATTTACAAACTCAGCCTAACAAATTTGGCAGAATTCCAATTTCTCATTTTGCACAATTTAACAATAAAAGTACAAAACAAATTGAGTCATTTTTATCAAGAACAAAATATAAAAATTGGAAAAATTTTGTTAATTCAATTAATCATTCTATTAAAAGTATTAAATTAATAGGAAAAGTAAAAACATATGATTTAATTAATGTTAGTGATAATAATAATTATGCTATTTTAACTACAAATGGAACTGGTGTATTTGTTCATAATTGTGTAACAAGAAATGACAGAGGGGAAATACTTACAATATACAGTGAAGATGCCAGAATAAAAAGGGTTTTAACTGATATGTTTCATGGTACTTTGAATATCAATTATAATTTGTGGTTTTGGATCAGAACATTATTAAAATATGGGGATAATTTTTTAAAATTAGATTTAGATCAAAAATTAGGAGTTTATGGAATAACACAATTGCCAACAGGAGAAATTCACAAGGAAGTTGGTTATGATGGAAATCCCTATTCTGTAAGATTTAAATGGGATATTAATAATATGTATTTTGAGGATTTCCAGATTGCTCACTTTAGTCTTGTTTCTGAAGGTGAAAAAATGCCTTATGGTCGTTCTGTTTTAGACCCAGTAAGAAAATTGTGGAAACAACTTCAATTAGCAGAAGATGCATTGTTGGTATATCGCTTAGTTCGTGCTCCTGAAAGGAGAATGTTTTTTATTGATGTTGGTAATACAGATACTTTAGATGTTCGCCAATACATTGAAAAAATGAAGGCCGAATTAAAGAAAAGCCAGGTCGTAGATTCTCAGGGAAGAATTAATATGAAATTTAATCTTATCACTTTTGAGGAGGATTTCTTTATTCCGGTAAGAGGTGATAAAACCGGAACCAGAGTAGAAACCCTACCAGGAGCAACAAATCTTGGTGATATTGCAGATATTGAATATTTGCAAAACAAATTGTTTACAGGTATTAAAGTTCCTAAGACTTATTTAAATTATGGTGAAGCATTACCTGGGGGTTCTACTTTATCACAAGCGGATTTAAGATTTGCAAGAACTATTAATCGTTTTCAGGAAGCTGTTATTCTTGAATTAAGAAACATTGCGAATATTCATTTAAAAATGTTAGGTTTTGATGATGATATAAATAATTTCACATTAACATTAACAAATCCAAGTACACAACAAGAGTTGCTTAAATTGGAAACAATGAAAGCAAGGCTTGATGTATTTAAAGAAATGTTTTCAAGTGATGCTACAGCACCAGTTTCTTATACGTGGGCTATGGAATATATTCTTGGATTTTCTAAAGCAGAAATCAAACAAATTCTTCGTCAGAAAAAGATTGAAAGAAAAATGTTTTATGAAATTGAAAGAGCACATGAAGAATATATGGATACCGGTATTTTTACAGAGTTGGATAAGAAGTTTAGAAAGCCTGATTTTGATCCGAATACACAAATTGATACTGAGCAAGGTGGAGAAGGTGGTGATTCCTCTGGAGGAGGCGGTGGCTTCGGTGGTTTTGGCGGAGGTAGTTCGTTTGGATTAGGCGATACTGATACTTCTGGTATGGATGATTTAGGAGCAGGAGATGGTTTGGGTGGTGGTGATACATCAGCAGGAGCAGAATCTGGCACTGAAGAACAAGAACCTGCAGATAATTTGAAGGAAAATTTATTATTAACAAAAAACAAAACGTTTGATAATAAGACAAAGAGTTTATTAGAAGGTGTAAATTCTTTTTTAGAAAAAATAAATAAATTAAAGAATGAAAAATAAGTTTCAACCAATGTTTTTTGATGAATTTGATATTGATTCTCAGTTTCAAGAACTAAAGAAAAAAGTTATTGGAATGGAGAAAGAAATTTATAAATTCATTGGACCAACAAAAAATAAACAAGCTGCGATTAGAGCTCGAAAACATTTAGCAGACATTAGAAAAATTTCTTCCGAGTTAAGAAAATCAATAAGTAAACAAAATGGACACAATAAAAGCGAATATTGAAGAATTGTATTTGTTGTTAGAGTTTGAAGAAAATGATAGATATGGTCAAAGTATTATTGATGGTGATCCAATAAAAAAAAGAATGCTTTCTGAAATAATAAGAATATCAAATGAATTATATGAAAAAGAAAAAAAACAGGATTCATACTTATATTTTTTTACATCTATGGAAGGTGCCGAAATATTCGATGATATTATGAAAAAAAGTTTTCAAGATTAAATATATTATCATTTATTGACAATAAACAAATAAAGAATTAAATTAGTACATGGAAAACGCTTTAGATAATAAAATTGTTCCTATTAGTAAGGAAACAAAACCACAAGAAACTTTTTTTAGTATGGGTTCATCAGAAACCGGTTCTATTGAAATAGATTTAGTTACTTTTAGACAAAAAAACCAAGAATCAAAATTTTTGGTTATTGCCATGAAAGAGCCAGGCACACCACAAGATCAAAAAGAGGATATTTCATTCTCTATTGACAATGAAGAAGCTTTTAATTTATTGAAAAATTTTTTTGCACAATTAACCTGGAATGGTTAATTGTTAACTATTTATAGAGGTACTTATTAAAATTTTTATGAGATGAAACTCGTAAGAAAAATTAAATTTAAAAGAGCGAAAGAACTTTCGTTATTTAAAAAAATAGAATCTTCCTTTATTAAGGGAGTAGATTTAGATTGCAAAAATCCAAATAGTATAAAATCTGTTTCAGACATATCTAAGCTTCACTTTTTTTTAATTTTAGAATATATAAATCTTATTGATGATAAAATAGATTATAACAAAATATTTCCAAGTTCTCCACTGGGAGAAAATAATTTAATTGATTTCAATAATTTGATAGAGGAACAAGAAAAATTAAAATCACACATTCAGAAATCACAAAAAAGAGGACCGTCTTATTTCAAAAACATTGGAATTTTAAATGAGGTAATTGGTTGTTATTTATTAGCCACACCATTTAAGCATTTGAAAAAAATAAAAAACTTAGATTTGAAAAATAAAATACAAGATAGTTTTATTGTTGCTAAGTTTGATTTTAAAAAATTACCAAATGAATTTGAGAAAATTTGTTTAAGTTATGGTAAGAACAAATCGTCTTTTTTGGAAAAAGAAAAAAAGGAGTTTCAAGATTTTTTAAATCTTACAAATGAAGAACAAGATAACATTATAGATGAAATGTTAGATTCGATCCAGAGCCCATTTATTGATTTTGAAATTCCGGATACAACTTCTTCATCTGCCACAACCATTCAATTTGCAGCCGAGAATAGCATAAATCAAATTTACAATATTGACTTTTTAACACTAATGTTATCTTCTGCTGAAGAATCTGAAAACTATGAACTTTGCATAAAAATCAGAGATAGAATTTGGTTGTTACAAAACAAGAAGTAACTTTTTTGTTTCTAATTCGTTTAATAAGTCAAACAAAGCGAAATTATGAGACAGTTAAAGATTACACAAAAGATTACAGCAAGAACTCCGGTTTTAGACAGATACTTAAAAGAAGTAGAACAAGAGCCAATGATAACACAGGCAGAAGAAATTGAACTTGCCCGTTTAATAAAGAAAGGTGACGTTAAGGCTGAGGAGAAGTTAATACGAGCAAATTTGAGATTTGTAATATCTGTGGCGAAGAAATACTCAGGTAATTCAATTCCATTAGAAGATGTGATTAATGATGGGAATGTGGGCTTAATCAAGTCTGCTAAAAAATTTGATGAAACCCGTGGATTTAAATTCATTTCATATGCTGTATGGTGGATTCGACAAAGTATTATGGAGCAAATACCAAATTATAGACGTGCGGTTCGTATGCCTTTAAATGTTGAGGCAATACTTATGAAAGTTAAAAAATGGTCAATTGAATTTGAACAAAAAAATGGTCGTGAACCATCACAGATGGAGATATGTGAAGCGTTTGACAAATTAGAAGGTTCTGATTTGGCCAAAATGCAATCTCATTCCAGTGGAGAATACTCATTGGATTCAAAATTAGAATCGGATGGTGAAAGTACATTTGCTGATTTTTTACCTTCCGACACTATTGATGTTCTTGAGTCTATTGAAAAAGATGATACATTAAATCAAATTTACAGGGTGTTGGATTCTTGTTTAAGTCACATGGAAAGGGATATAATTTGTATGTCGTTTGGTATAGGCATTCCTAATAGACCTGATGGTATGAGTAATGATGAAATAGGTTTTCGCTATTCATTAACCGGTGAAAGAATACGTCAAATTCGAGAACGAGCATTGAGAAAAATAAAAAACAATCCCAGAATCAAAAATTTCTTAAGAAAATAATAAAAAACCCCTGAAAAAAGGGGTTTTTTTATACATAAATTTTCTAATTTATAATTAAATTTGGAAAAAATAAAAATATAAATTATATTTGCGTTAAAATTATTTTTAATGAAACAATTAAAAATTCAAAAATCAATAACCAAAAGAGATAGTGATAGCATCGGCTCATATTTTTCTGATATATCTAAAATTCCACTAATTACAGCACAAGAAGAATATGATTTATTTGATAAAATAGCTAACGGAGATGAAAGTTCCTTTAATAAAGTAATAAAAAGTAATTTAAGATTTGTTATTTCAGTAGCAAAACAATATCAAAACCAGGGGTTAACTTTAGAAGATTTAATTTCAGAAGGAAATGTTGGATTAATTAAAGCAGCAAAAAAATTTGATAATAAAAAGGGATTTAAGTTTATATCTTATGCTGTGTGGTGGATTCGTCAAAGTATTATACAGTCTATAGCTGAAAATTCAAGGACAATTAGATTGCCCAATAATCATTTAAATGCTATGAGTAAAATAAATAAAACATCAGCATTATTAGAACAGGAATTAGAAAGAGAGCCAACCTTAGATGAATTAGAGAAAGTATTGGAAGATTTAGATATAAAAGTTAAAGATAGTTTTGCTTTAAATTTTAATAACAAGACAATATCTTTAGATATGCCAATAAATGAAGGAGAAGAATCTTCTTTATATGAAGTAATAGAAAATAAAGTAATAGAATCTCCTGATGAAAAGTTTATAAAAGAATCATTATATACCGACATTGAAAAGGTTTTAAAATCAATGAGAGATAATCGCCAGAGAATTATTATTTGTATGTATTATGGATTAATAGGCTATCAACAAATGACATTAGAAGAAATTGGTGATTATTGTGGTCTTACAAGAGAGCGTGTTAGACAAATTAAAGAGATAGGTATTAAACAACTTCGTTTACGAAAAAATAGTAAAATCTTAAAAGAACATTTTTAACATGGAAATCAGAAACATTACTTATTATAAAACAATTAAACCATTAATATTTAATGATGGTTTTGAAGTACCTGTAGGTACCAAAGTACAATTTAATTTTGCTGAAGGTCAAATTTTTAATGTTGAATTTACTAAAGGTAACGAAAAAAGAATTTTTTGGGTTCATAGTTCTGAGTTAACATTGTATAAAACAATTAAAGAAAAATGGCTTAAAAAGGATATAGAGGAACATAATATTGATTTAAATGACAAATGGTTTGAATATGAAAAACAAAGAATTGCCCAGTCAAAAGACCAAAAAGGAAATACAGGAAATACAAGGGTTAATACAAAAGGAACAAAAAAAATTGTTGAAGGAAAGGCAACAAAAGAAGTTGGTAGAAAGAGAACAAAATCAGAACCACCTTCAAAATCTTCAGTTAAACCTAACAAACCTGGAAACAAAACTGGAATATCAGTTAAGAAAGGAAAAAAAATTGCAACAAAAAGAGCAACAAAATCAAATAAATCTAAATGAATTTGTTGCTAATAATATTACCTGGAAATTAAAAAAAAGCAATCTTTTGTATCCTATTTGGGAAGGAAGATATAACAATGTTCATGTTTTTAATATTACTCAAAAACAATTATATTATGAATTGGGCATTGTTTTTAAAGGAGCAAAATCAAAAAACTTTGACGATATTCAAAAACAAGCAGGTATGCTTTTGGAATCTCTATTAAAAAATAAAAGTTAGAGTTTACTTTTTTATATATTAGTTTTATTTTAATAAAATGATTTTAGGACTTGACATAAGCACTTCGGTTGTAGGTATTGCTGTTTTTAATGATACTTATTCATTACAGGAATTATCATATATAAAATTCAAAGCCGGTACCAATCTATTTTTGAAACTTCAAGATTTTATTGATTTGTTTGAAAAAAAATATGGTACAATGAATTTTACTCATATTCATATTGAGGAACCTTTAAAAGCATTTAAAGGTAAATTTTCTAATGCTGATACTATTCAGAAATTAACACAAATGAATGCAATGATTAGTGGATATTTATTTATGAAATATTCTATACAGCCATTATATTTTAATGTCAATACTGCAAGATCAATTGTGTTCCCTGATTTATCCATACCAAAATCTCATCCGAATAAAAAACATCTTATTTGGGAAGCAGTAATGAAAGCTGAACCAAAAATTACTTGGCTATATAGTCCAAAAACACATGCTTTGCAAGATGTTAATTTTGATATGTGTGATGCCTGGGTTGCTGGTATGGCCGGTATTTTAATGTTGATTAAACAAAAAAATAATCAGTAAGATAAATTATTATTTCTAATTTTCATATCTTTGTAATGTGAGTGATCAGAGCAAAGATATAGCCATTGGTATTTTAAAGCGTTTATTTGGAAATCCAAAAAAAGACTTTCCAAATCAAACTCAATATGAATTTAATTGTCCTTCTAATGTTTGCAAGAATGATAAAAATAAATTCAATTTAAACTTTAATTCACCCAAAATAATTTTTCACTGTTTTAAATGTGGCTATCATGGTGTTTTACATGATTTGGTTGCTCATTATGGTACATCAGAGGATGTAAATAGGGTTAATTTGTTATTTCCAAAATCAAATCACGTACTCTATAAAAAGCCTATATTTGAAATAACGAATGAAGAACACACATGTAAACTTCCTGAAGAATATCAATATTTATTATCTGTTACCAATAAGACAAATCTTTACTATAAAGCAATGTCTTATTTGAAGAGCAGAGGGATTACTGAAGATATTATCAAAAAATATGAATTGGGATATACGGAATCAGGAGATAGAAGATTCCGAATAGTTTGCCCCTCCAGAAATTCAAAAGGAGAAATAAATTATTATGATGCAAGGAGTTTTTTACCAAAATCGAAAAGACCATATATGAAACCGGATGCTCCGGAAAAATTATCAATCATTTTTAATGAGTACAATATCAATTTTGATTTGCCTGTGTATTTAACAGAAGGAATTTTTGATATGTTTCCATTACCAAATTGTGTACCTTTGCTTGGTAAAGATTTGTCGCCAATTTTAATTTCAAAACTTATTAAACATAATACAAAAGTAATTTTATGTTTAGATGAAGATGCTACTAAGGATATGCTTAGAATATATGAAGAATTAACTTCATATGGAATTGATGCATACATTGTAGAAATCAAAGATGATATTGCTAAATGTTTCCAGGATGGAGGAAAACAGAAAGTAATAGAAATTCTAAAGAAATATAAAAAGCCAGATTTTAAATTTATGTTTAACTTAGAATTAAACAAGAAGAAGAAAAAACAAAAAAACAATGCCGAGATAGCAGCTCTCGAATTAGAAAAAATTAGAAAAGAAATAGAAGAAGAAGAAAATGAAAAATAATAAACACATTGCCCATTTATCAGATTTGCACATAAGATTTGGAAGTCGTCATGATGAATATAGAATTGTATTTAAACGAGTTGTTGAAGATTTACAAAAAATAAAACCAAGAAGAATTATTATAACTGGTGATGTTTTTCATTTAAAAATTAATTTATCACCAGGTGCTATTGAACTTGCTGCAGAATTTTTTAGAGAATTGTCAAAAATTGCTCCGGTAGATGTAATCTTGGGAAATCATGATATGAATGAACAAGATTTAAATCAAGGCAATACAATTAAACCAATTATTGACTTGATTGACAATGGAGTTATTATTACGAATGAAATAAGTAAAATACCAGATTATACTCCAAAGAATGGAAGAAATCCTATTTTCTTTTATCATGATTCTGGGTTTTATGAAATAGATGATGAATTAATATATGGTGTTTATTCATTATGGGATCATGAGTTGTTAACTCTTGATAATAAAATTCCTGGCAAAAAATACATCGGATTATATCATGGTCCAGTTTATGGATGTATGAGTGATAATGGTTTTGTTATGAAGGGCGATGAACTTGTCAGGATTTCTACGTTTAACAATTTTGATATTGTTATGCTTGGTGATATTCATGAACATCAAACTTTTGAAACTGAACAAACTTTAGAAATCAATGAAGAAGATTGGGGAAAATATAAAGATTTAGGATGGGAAAAGATATAATTATCTAATTGTTCGACTTTGTTTTGTTGAACTATTTATAAATAAAATGAAAAAAGCAAAACACATTAACTTAAAATGCTTAAATTGTAATAAAGAAATTAATTGCACTGAAAAAGAAGCAAAAACAAAAAAATATTGTTCTAATGAATGTAGAATTAAACAATCTAATAAACCAAGAAAAAAACATATTTTAATATATTGCAAAACATGTAATAAAGAAATTAGTTGTACTGAAAAAAAGGCAAAAACAAAAAAATATTGTTCTGCCAAATGCCAAATTCAAGGTAGTAAGATTCAAAAAGTTCCAAGAATAATAATTAAATGCATGAATTGTAATAAAGAAATAATAACAACAAAAAACAGAATTGAAAAACACGGACGAAACTCCTGTTCTGTTAAATGTAGAAATTCTTTATTAAAAACAAAATATCTCGGAGAAGGCAATCCTATGTATGGAACAAAACTTTCCGATGAAAGAATAAAGCAAATATCAGATACCTCAAAAAAGATATGGAAAAATCAGACTTTTAGAGAACACATTAAAGAATGTGCAAAAAATTATTATGAAATAAATAAATATTATTATGGAAATAGTCCAGAATCAAATAATAAAAGAAAAGAATCTTATATAAAAAATTATGGTGTTGATCACAATTGGAAAAATAAAGAAAATAAAAAAAAATGTGATGACACTTGTGTAGAAAAATATGGCAAAACCTCATTTGAATTAATGAAAGATGCACTACATAAAAATAAAAACACATCTATTGAAACCAAAATTCAAAATATATTAAATATTAATAATATAAAATATATAAAACAATTTGAAATTAAATATAAAAAAACATTTAAAGTATTTGATTTTTTTATACCTGAACTTAATTTATTAATTGAGGCAGACGGAGATTATTGGCATGCAAATCCTATGTTATATAAAAAATTAACAAAAGTGCAAGAATCTAACGTTAAAAATGATAAAATAAAAAATACATTAGCCAAAAAACAAAATTTTATTTTATTGCGTTTTTGGGGTTCAGATATAATAAAAAAAGAATTCGAATCAACATTACTACAAATAATAAAAAATGTCAAAAAAGATAAAAATTAAAAGAAAAATTTCCAACATAAGCTGGAGTGGTTCACTAATACAACAAGACGTTTCTGAATCTATTGATAAGGGTTATTTATTGTGGGATTTAGACACTTGTGAATTTGAGATGAGGCATATTCCAAATGATTATGGTTTTTCTAAATTAACAATTGATAAAGGCGAAATTTAGCAAGAAAGATTAGAAGATTTAAAACTTTCTCTTAATCCAAAGAAAACAAAAGTCTTTATCGAAATTGTTGATGATGCTGAAAATGAAAATGTAGAAAAGAAAAGCCAAATTAAAAAATATATAAAACAAAAGTGGGGTTGTGACTTCATTGATATTCAATATCGAAAAGTTCTTAAAACAAAAATTTTAGGAGTAGACACCGAACAAGTAGATTTAATTAATGAAGAACAGTGGGAAAAACTACTTGTTGCATATTTAAAAGAAAATGATTTTAA